AGAAAAGAGCGCTGGTTGCCGGCGTTGAGCAGGCCGGGATGTGACTGGAGGAAAGCCAGCAGGTTCTGTAGATTGGTCAACGCGCCGCTGGCGTTGGTTTTTAAATTAGCGAATTCGAGGCCCCAGTTGTGGACGATCCCGCTATATGTCTCTGCCACCGGCTGGCCGTTCTGCATCGCCGTGCGTAAATCTTCCAGCGCCTGTTGAGCCTCGCGGGCGTTGATTTCGCCGCGCTCGTACGCGCTGACAATACTTTGCATGGCGTTGTAATAGCTCAGCATTTCGGCGTCCGGCGCATTGGCGAAGAGGTCAATCATCCGTCCGATTTCGTCCTTGACGTCGATCTGCGCCGTCTCCAGGCTGTGGGTTTGCGCCTCGATGGTTCCCAGCGCAATAGCATAATGGCGAAACGCCTCAATGCCTTCTTGGGTCTCGGTATGTAATTGCTGTTCGGCTGCCAGCATTTCGGCGCTGGCTTCGGCTGCGTTGATTTTTGTGCTGCTCAAGCTGGCCAGCCAGCCGTCCTGGGTTTCGGCGGCGTCCCGGACGTTCGTAATGCCTTTTTCCAGGTTGTATTGCGCCTGAGTGAGCGATTCGGCGGCGACGCCGGCCTGCTTCATCGCTGCCAGGTAGTTCCCATACGAATCGGATGCGGATAGGATTGCCGCCGCCGCCGCTTCCGTCCCTTCCCTGAGCAATTCCTGCTCATTGATAAATAACCTGGCGACGGCGTTGCTTTCATCCAACTGCTGCTTGACCCGGGCCTGCGCGGCTGCGTATTCGGTTGCGATTTGCGCGGCGGTCTTGCCCCCCTTGATCTGGTCATCGAAAAATTTACTCCATGTCCCGGTTACCGATTGCCTGCCTTTTTCGACTGTATCCCGCAGGTTGTTCCATGCAATGGCGACGCCGCCCAGCACGGCGATTACGCCCACGATGGGGGCCGCCCAGGTCGAAAGCGCAGTCCCGGCTGCTGCCAGCACCGGCAAAGCGGCGCTGACTGCCCCGGCCAATGTGCCCCAGCCTGTGACGAGCAGCCCGACGATTTTCAGCACCGGCCCGGCGGCGACCGCAATCCCGACCCACATCAGGACGTTCTTTTGCGCCTCCACGTCCATCGCGCGGAAGCCTTCGGTCAAATCCTTGAGTTTGCCCACCATCTCGGTGGCGGCGGGGGTGACAACGCCGGCCAGTTCAATGCCCAGTGCGGTCAATTCGTTTGTCAGATTTTTCAATTGCGAGGCGATGGATTTCGTCTGCTCCTGGAAGGCGGCGTCCGTCGCGCCGGCGGCGTTTTCCATGGCCTCCAAATCCTCGACGAACATCTGCGCCCCCGCGCCGGTCAGCGAGAGGGCCGCCCGCAGGGCGCGCACGTTCGGGAATAATTCGGCCAGCGACTCGGTCGAATTGAAGCCGGCGTCGCTGAGCGCCTGGAGCGTGCCCTGCAAACCGAGCGCGTCCAGCATCGCCTGGCCGGATGAATAGCCCAGGCTGTCAATGGCCGTCGCCAGGTCTTCGGAGGGCTTGATCAGGCCCAGGATCAACTGGTTCAGGGCGGTCGTCGCCTCCGCCCCCTCCATACCCTGCTTGGTCATTGTCGCCACGGCCGCTCCGACCGTCTCAATCGAAACTCCCGCTTGCGCGGCCACGCCGATGACATTGGAGAGCGAGCCGGACAATTCGCCAAAGGTGACCACGCCCCGGTTGACCGTCTCGAACAGTACATCCGAGATGGCGCCGGCCTGGTCGGCGCTTTCCCCGTAGGCGTTCAGGCTGGCGGCGATGGCCTCCGCCGCCGTGGCCGTGCTCGCCAGCCCGGCGCTGCCCGCTTTTGTGGAGGCTTCGAGTACCTGCATCGCATCCGCGCCGGCGAACCCGCTGGATTGGATCTGGTAGAAGCCGCCGGCCAGATTTTTGGCGGTGTCCGTCGTCTTTTTTATGTCGGTAGACATATCGAGGAAGGTGCCGGACAGTTCGGCGATTTCGGCGTCGGTTGATTTGCTGATGGATTGGATATTCCGCATCTCCTTATCCAAATCAATAGCCGACTTCGCCGCCACGCCGCCCAGGGCGGCCAGGGGCAGCGTCAGGTTGCGTGTCAAATCTCCGCCGAGCGTGGTCATCTTTTTGCCCGCGCTGGTGAGCATGGTTTCGGTCTGTGCCAGCCCCTTCTCAAGCCCTGATAAGTCCGCCCCGATTTTCGCGAACAGTGCTGCAATTTCCATGCAGGCTCCTTAAAAACAAAAAGCCACGAGTCCAAAGGACTCGTGGCTCGTGTAAGCGGAATTTCCGCGTCCGCTCCCCTGATCGGGGAGGTTTCCAGAACCCGCCGGTGGTATGCCGGCTATTCACCTGCCTTGCGCCCCGTTTTTCTTTCGTGCGTTTCCTCTTCGAGGGCCTGCACTGTTTTGGCAAACTCCAGCCCGCGCCGGTAATCGTGCTCTTTACCCAAGCCCTGGGCGATCCAATCGGCGACCTCGTAATGGGCGCGCCAATGCGTGACTTCCCAGGAGGGCAATTGGAATGCCTGCGTCAAACTCAACCCCAGCCGGGCCGCTAACTGGTAGAGCCAGCGGCGCTCGGGGTTGTCGAGGAGTTTTTTCGGGCCACCAGCAGGTCATCGTCTTTCAGCCCGGACAGGCGCTGCCAGGTCTCCTGGATGCGCCCGACCGCCGCGCCGGAGAGCTGCAGCAGCGCGGGCACATCGGCCTCGGTGAAGGCCGGCTCCTTGACGCCGAGCACCAGCGCCATGGCCTGGGCGGTGGGCAGATGGAGCTTGCCGTCCACCTGGGCCTTCTCGTACCACCGCACGCGTTCTTCGGCGGTTGCGCCGCGCACTAATACCTCGGCATTTGGTCCCCATTCGGGGACCGGGACCCATTCTTCGGGCAATTGCCCGGCCGTCGCCAGGATTTGTTCCCGGCTCGGCGTAAAACGGCCATTCTTATTGGGCATGGTTCACACATCCTTTTTTGCGGGTACCGGCCTTCCAGCCGTTCCACAAGCGTTCCACACGGGCAACTGGCGGGCGTGTCGGATGTATTCCCGCCAGCTCCCGGGATTTTTTACGGGAAAGTCCCATCCACCACCGTTCCGTTGTATTGGAAATCGAAATTTCCTTTGACAACTTCGTTGTACACGGTGGTCTTGCGGCGGCGGGCGACCAGGGCGGGGACGGTGTGCTTCGGCTTTCCGGCGGCGCTGCCTTCGTCGCCCCAGATGAGCGTGCCAGCGGCGCCTTTGACAAGGGCGGCCCAGAGTGCAGTGCCCTGTTCCAGGTCCAGCACCTCGAGTGTTGCTTTGCCATCTTCCAGCGTGTTCAGATAGGTCATGGCCCCATCTGCGCCGGCGGATTTGTCCACCATCGCCATCGTTTCGTCGTTGTCAAATGAACGGAAACGGCTGGAGACGACGGTCCCGGCAAACGACACGTATAGATTTTTGCCAGTATATTCAGGCATTTCAGCCTCCTTGTAAGGAACTTGTTCGTAAGGAACTTGTTCGTAAGGAACTTGTTCCTCAAACAGATAGGCGCACCCGGACGTAACGCCCGGCCCGCCAGGTTTGTTGGCCTGATTGCGTGTCGAGTTCGAACGCCTTCAGGTGGTCTTCGACGGCGGTCCAAAAGTTGGACCAACCGCTTACGGTCAATATGGTTTCGTCGAACGCCGCCTCGAGCAACTCGGCCAGGGTGTTGGCCTGCGCTTTCGAGACGTTCGAGACGCCCTGGAGCATGTAAACCAGGTTTTTGCGATGTTTCGGCGTCTCCCGATCTTCCCCGCCCCCGGCGTAGGAAAATGTCACGAACGGGTAGACCGCTCCGGCCGGAGCCGGTTGATCGTAGATGCGGCTGCCCACCAGGGCGGTGATCCCGCTCGCGGCTGCGATAGTGTCGTGAATGGCGTCTTCGAGGGCGTCCATGGGCTAATCCGAGTTTCGACAGGTCAACGGCCTGTGAACAAGCCCTTCCAGGCATTGACGAACGCCTGGCGATGGCGCTCGACGGCCATTTTCAAAAAGGCGATTTGGGTCAGTTCGACGATCAGCGCGTAGATCACGCTGAACCCGATCACGCGCTCGAATGGGTTGGCCGGCTGTTCCTCGGGGGTGAACTCCGTCTCCCGGCGCGAACCGGCTTCGCTTCTAGCCTGGCTGTAATCCGATTTTCCGCCGTGCATCCCGGATGCGTAACCGGAAGCCCGCAGTGCGCCGGTATCCACGGGCGCGTTGCCCTGGCCGGAGGCCTGGATATCGAAGGCGGTTTTATCGAGGATTTGGTGCGCCTTCGAACCCAGCTCACCGCGCAATTTATGCAGCGGGCCAAGTTCGACGGAAACGGTCACTTCGCCGGCGCGGTAGGTGCTCATCTTAGAATGACCAACGGCGGCAGGCCCAGGCGGGAGAGCAGCCATTGGTGATAGGTCAGGAACAGGATGATGACGACGACGACGAAGCCGACCAGCCAGGAGATGGTTAGCTTCGTGCGGTGGCGCAGCAGCCAGGTCAGCGAGGGGTATTCGCGGAAATGCCGGGTGAATTCGGCCAGCTCTTGGGCGGGGGGATATGCTCGGAATTGTCGCCAGAGCTCGTCCATGTCTTTCTGCACTTTTGCGATGGTCGCATCTAGCAGCGCGCGTCTCTGCGCGATGTCTTCCTGTATGTGTTCCAGATCGGCCTTGATATCCAACTGGTCGCGGAAAATCTCACGCAACAATTCCAGCGTCAAACGCCTGGCCTGGTGTTCGTCCAGCGGATGCTTCGAGTCAGTCAAAAGGCGGTCAACGCCATCAATCAGCGATTTGGGCGAGTTCATAACCATTCCAATTCTGCGGCTGTGTTTTCCAGGATTTTTGCCAGTTGCGGTTCGATCTTGAAACGCAGCACGCCGATCCGGATGCTCTCCAGCAGATTGCCGTCGCCGTGCGCACGGTTGGCGTCCATCCAATCGGCCAGCATTTCGATCAAATCCAGGATGCTCATGCCGCCCACGCCGTGCGGATGGTGTTCCGGGTGATGCGAGGCGACCTCGTAATGGCGGGTAGTCGTCTGCGCTATTTCGACCAAATGCTCGTAATACTCGCGTGTGCCATAATGGAGCGTCGGCCGGGGGGTATTGGCGTCCCACCCGGCCTTTTGCGGGGGGACCAGTTTATCCCGGTCGTGGGCGAGGCCGCGGAAATACAGGCGCAGCGAAATATCTGTCAGCAGCTTCTGGATGGCGGCGTTGTGCCG